GGACCTTGACCTTTCGATCAGTTGGTTTCTTGGACCAGTCAATCTCATCGTGGTTCTTAGCCTGCTTCTCGCGGTTATGTCCTTTGCGTGGTGCGCATCCCTTGCCCATAGTTATTCTCCGTGAATCCTGAGTTAATGTGCTCTATCAAACTTTCTAGAATGATATTATGTCTTTGAATAATATTGTAATAAATACCGAGTACCTCCTGCTGGTTCTGTACCGCCTTCTTCAGTTCGCGGACCTCAGCAATCAGCACCCCAGTAGCTGTGCTTATACTAATGATAAGTACTATTAGCAGTAACTTGATTACTCCTCCCATAGGCTATCGTCCTCAGCGATGTCCTCATTCTCAAAACCCCAGATCCAGTCATCATCCAGTGGGTCACTCTCGCACTCCTGGAGCATCTCATTAGCCAGCATCTTACCTACGGGGAGGTTCGTGTAATCATAGTAAATGTCCCCATCGTCATTCATTACTACGAACATAAAGTTCGGGAAGTGCTCACCTAACCTAGCCCGGATGTCAGCGTACAGTCCCTCGTGTTCTTCGTCACATATAAACATTAGTCCTCCTTCTTAGTATCAGTTATATCAATTATCTCAGCCTCCTTGGCTCTCTTTATCCTATCACGGGCAGCCTGTATCGTTGCCTCGTAATCATCCTGAGTATACACCTTGCGGTCCTCAGTTATCTGTGTGGCTTCACCACGAGCCGTCAGAGCCTCCCTAGCAGCATTAGCCTTGGCTATTGATAGCTCCTTTAGATCCTTGAAACTAACCTCCATCTCTGGGTCATTCTCCATCCTGTCGCGTACCTTATCAATAAGGTCCTCTTCTAGAGAACTTAGATTCAGGTAATTCTTTGCAGCAATCCTTCCGCTGAGTTCCTTGAAGTTACCCATATAGTCAGCGTAGTCCGTGAGGACTGAGATAATCGTATCCCGGTCAAAGCCGTACTTACGTACCAGTCTAGTCTGACTACTGCCTGTACTGTAAAGATAAAGCAGCCTAGCTACCTTCTGTGGGTCATATACACTTAGGCTCTTCCGCTGGAGTCCGCGCTTCTTCTCAGCCACCTCCAGTACACTCTCCTGGATCTCGCGCAGAAGCTCTGCCTTCTCCTTCTCGGTTTCATTCATTTCCTCGTCCTGCATAGTCGCCATTAAGTATCCTTATATTACGATGTCAATACTTAAGTTTAACTTATTCATTCCTGAACACATAAATAAGCCTTTACAAAAACGAAACCCATATGGTACAATGTGTACCTTAAGGCAGCAACATCATAAGGCAGTTAAGCGTTAAACGTAGCGAACCCCAAGTGAGCGCAAAGGTAATCATAAATTGACTACCATAAACTGACTTCTTATGGTACACGGGGAAACTATAAGGCTGTTATAAGTGTACCCTGCGAATCCCTTCTATAGGAGAAAGAAAAAGCCTGGGGGCTTTTCTTATATAGCTGGCAGTCCCCGGAAGCCCTTGAGTGCACCATTTTTTTAAGGGGTCCTTTTTATATAAATATACACAAGCGTCGCGCAAACTTCGACCGCCCCCACCCTACTGCACATTTGATCACTGCCGGTTGCGTGAAGGCTGTTTTTGTTTTTCGTGGAGGGGATACATTCTCAAGGCTTTCTTCAGGCCGTCTTATTGGATAAATCAAAGGGCTTTTCTAAGATCATTCAAACTATTGACTTTGAGTACTCAAAGTTAGGGCTAGGGTTTGCGTGGAAAATAATTGAAAAAAGTTATTGACAGCGACACAGATTCTCTCTTTTCATTATTTAACGCTGACACGTCGTCGGCATAAAACCTAACGAAAGAATACCAATGAAAAGAAAAGTATGGATTGAATTGCATTCAGAAAAAAACGGACAAATACTTGGCAACCTGGACGGCCAAGGCCTTATAAATTGGGCAAAGCAATACAAAAGGACGCAGTACTATAAAAGCTTGCCTAAAACTCTAGAGAAAGCGAAAGCGTTTCGTAAGGACAATACCTTGTTTTATAAGGTGGTAAACGAAGGCGGCAATTTACTCGAAGTGATTAAATAGCCAAAAACCTAACAATAGAAGGACATAGAATGAAAATTGAAAACGGCTACACGTTACACGAAACGGTTGAAAACGGCGAAAAGGTTGCAGTCATTGCAACTGGCATTAAAAAGCCAACAGCTAATCGTAAGACTGGCAATATGGTACAAATATGGATTATTCTAGCGGATCAAAATCCGGTTGCGGCAGTGAATAGCGGCCTGGACGCGAATACAATTTGCCAGGGTTGTCCGTTTGCTAGCGGGAAGGGTTGCTATGTTAATGCGGGCCAAGCTCCGCTAGCTGTGTGGAAAACCTACAAGGCCGGAAAATACCCGAAATTGGATCCAGCGAATTACGAAAAAGTATTTAAGGGCCGCAAGGTGAGGTTTGGAGCTTATGGAAACCCGACACTTATTCCACTGGCAATGGTAAAAGCTATTGCCAAGGTTTCGAGCGGTTGGACCGGCTATTTCCACAATTGGAGAGAATTAGGGCAAGCCAAGGCTAAAGCCTACAATGCTTACTTTATGGCAAGTACGGAAAGTGAGACAAGTTTTGAGCTAGCGAACACGCAAGGCTTAAGAGTTTTTCACGCAAACGTGAAACAGCCGGAAAATACTGTAGAATGCTTAAGCGATTCGCACGGCATAAGCTGCGCGGATTGCCAACTTTGCCAAGGTTGGAATAAGAAAGCCAAAAGCGTTTGGATAAATCCGCACGGCTCCAGAGTCAAACGCGCGATTGAAGCGAGCAAATAAAACCAAAAAAATAGGAAAAGAAAATGGCCTCGCTCGAAAGGGTGAGGCTTTTTTATGCCCATTTGCCAGGGCTGCCAGGTTTATCTATGCTAGTGCGCAAACATAAAGCCCTAGAATGCCGCACAAGACGTTTTGATTCCAATTTGATACCTATATACTTACAAGCAAGTAAAAGCCCGTGAAGGGCAATTTAAGAGGCGCTGCAAGCAATCCGGGAAAGTTGCGAAAATGTGCAGAAAAAGAAAAAGTGGTTGACAGTGGTAGAAATTCTCTCTTTAACGATTACCGAAACCTGGCAAGTAGTCAGTAAATAAAACCTAACGAAAGAAAAATATGAAAGACGAAAAATACAATGGATGGACCAATTACGCGACCTGGAGAGTATCTCTAGAGCTATTCGATGAAAGCCCGGATGCGTGGGAAGAGATCACAGCGGACGATTGCAAGGACTACGCCGAAATGATAGTTGGCGAAGGCGCGGATGGCTTTGCCCTGCAATACGCGTTTGCGTTCCTAGAGGATGTTAACTGGCAGGAGATAGCAGATCACCTGAACGAAAGGCTAGGCGAAAATGATTGAAGAGATTACACTTGAAGAAGTCGAGCTTCGACCTGGAAAGTTTTGCGATATATTCCTACAGGTCAACCTGGAGCTGGTGGACTGCGAGTGCACAAGCCATTGCGGAGATGGTATCGTGACCGAAAGGTGGCAGGAGGTAGAGATCCACGAGGTCCACGTTCAAAGCGTGATGTATTGGACTGATAGCGACACCGGGGTGGAGATTCCGATCGCGGCACTCGATGAGCAGGACTTCAAGCGCATTGACGAACTCGCAGCCGAGAAAATAGAGAGAAGCCTACCATAAGAAGTCAGTTTATGACTGCCTTTCTTATGACTGAGTTTTTTTATACAAAAAAAAACAACTACCAAGGACTGACTACCAAGGACTGACTGCCTTAAGGTACGCAGCCGGAAAAGGTACTGTCAATACTAAGACACAAGGAAACTTTATGAACCAAAAGAAAAACGAAGAAGTAGACGAACTAGTCCGGGGTGGCAATGCCGCCCTTGAATCAGCGGCAACAGTTTTGGCTTGCATTTGCGGGTCAATGCTGGTGCTTTTTGTAGCAATCCTTATCAGTAAATTATAACTAACGAAAGAATATGAAGATTAAATTACACACTTACCCGGACGGACCAGCCGACAACTTGGATCCGTATGACGAAATCCTTAGAATCAATGCAGAGGGACGTTTTGTCGTTCAGCAGGCAGGAGAAGGCCTTGTTGATGGCGACCAGTACGCGCTAAGCCCTCAGCAGCAACTACCAGCACGGAAGGCGGAGGAAGTTTTTGACTTCATAGCATCCCGTAGGCTTCGCTTTACTTGGGTGGACGCGCTCGCTCCCGGATCGACTGGACCGCTCGGGAAGGATACACTGATCGTCTGCGACCACAAGATGGACGAAATCCACAAGTCCACCTTTGACCCAGCTTTGGACAAGCGCAGCGTAGTACTACGTGAGGCGGTGGAATTCATTATGGACCAGGAGGAACTATAGATGAGCGACATCACTAAAGCTATGGATGACTTCGCGGATCTCTACGAGATTGCGAAAGCTAACGAGAAGATTATGAACGAAGGACGCCGGGCGGTGGATTACTTCGTCGCTATGGGGCTAATTGTTCCACCAGTTAAATCCAACCGGGGACGACCAGCGAAGGGAGGTGCTAAGTGAGTCACTTCTATAACTGCACGGACGTACTGGAGCCATTCTTCGAGGAGAATATAACGACACCAGCGCAGGCGCGGAAGGTGCGGAGGGTTTACCCTTCCGTGACCACCGTCTTAGGTATTGTAAAGGATCCATTCCTGGATAGTATATACAAGCCCAGGATGATTACTGAACTGGCTAGGGAGTACCCGGATTTAGCTTGGCAGGACGTTGAGCGATTAACTTACGGAACCCGCGAGCATCCGATCAGCGGGGACACTATTGAGTCCTCGGAGTTCGGTACAACTGTTCACAAGGTTATCGAGGACTTCATCAGCTATGACTACCTCGGAGCCGAGGATGCACCCGAGGATACACCTTGGAATGAATGGGCGTTGCCATTCGTTGAATGGGTGCAGGAATCCGGGGTTAAGCCAGTAGCCTGCGAGAGGTTAGTTGCAAGCAACCGTATCAAGATTGCAGGGAGTGTTGACTTCATCGGATACGATGCTGACGGCAAGTTATTCCTAGCGGACTACAAGTGCAGGACGAACACCAAAGGGAAGGCTAAGACTTACCCGAAGGACTGCCAACAGCTCGCGATTGAATCCTTTATGCTTATGAAGGAACACAGCTTGGACTACCTGCCTGAGTGCATATCGGTAGTAATTGACTGCGATACAAAGAAGCACTACCACAAGACGTGGAGCGACAAGGAAGTCACTGACGGAATTAAGGTTGCAAAGAAGTGCGCGGAACTGTACTGGATGCTTAGAATGTAATGATAGAGTACGAGATACTGACTCAGCACGACGATATGCCGGAGGGCTACGTAGGCAAGACGTTCAAGTGGGCGCACAACGAGAATGATGCTGTCCTGCTTTTGCTAAAGAAGAAACCAGAGAAGGATGGTCGCTGCGTATTCAAGCGCGGCAGCACCGGAAGAATACTATCAGTAAAAGAACTTGTAAAAATCAATACTAAGTAATGTACGATACAACATCAGAATCAATCAGCAGCTTTATGAACTGGGCTGCTTACAGGATCGCCAAGGAGGTTGAGGAGAATGAGCGAATCGAGGCCGAGGCTGGCACACGGGAGTTCATTCCGGGATCAACACCCAAGCGGCGGAGTGCGGTGAAGCCTTCATTGCAAGCAAAGCTGGTAAAGCGGATCGATGCCCTACGAGCCGAGGGTCAGGACGCTACCTCAGCAGCCAGGGACTGCGGCGTAGGAGTAAGTGCCTACTACCGCTGGAAGAGAACACTACC